AGGACTATCTTACTTTGATGGGAATGTGGTAAACCAGCAGGCGGGTACGGTTAGGGCAATTACGGTTACTTCGGGTGGAACTGGATATACAACCGCAACCGCTATTGTTACAGGACCGAACATAGAGGGAACTTTCCCAACCCTAATCACAACCGTAGCTGGTGGGGTTGTAACTGGCGTGGTGGTGTCGGAGGGTGGATCTGGCTACTTGTCTGCCCCAACCGTAACTATCCTTGGAGATGGGGTTGGAGCTACCGCCACAGCAACTTGCAGTCCTCCTCCTCAAAATCTACGCATCTTAATCAATACCAATAACCGCTTGCTTGCAGTTGGATCTGGTGCGGATAGAAACACGCTTTACTGCTCGGACATATTGAACGCATCGGTTTGGGATTCAGCCAACAGCATCGTGGTAAACGGAGACGATGGAGATGAGATTGTTGCTGTAGTTCCATACTACCAGAATAGAGTTATTGTATTTAAGAAGAGACGCATTTTTCAAATAACTATTCCATTCGACATGACATCGGCTGCGGATTGGGTGGTTAGCCTTATCTCAAATAACATTGGATGCGCTGCTGAGAATAGTGCAGCCCAGCTTAATAGCGACATCTTCTTCTTGGCTGACGATGGGATTAGATCGCTGGTTAGGTCGGCGGCAGATGACTTTACTTCCGTTGGCCTTCCTGTTTCAGAGGTAATTAAAGATGTCATCCAAAACATCAACAACGCTGAGATTGGTATTTCCTTCGCAGCTTTCTATAACAATAGGTATATGCTGGCTGTGCCTACAGGTGCAAACGATACCAACGATACTATCATCGTCTACAACGCTATCCTAAACGCTTTTGAGGGTACTTGGAGTCCGGATGTAATGCAGTTTGCCCAAACAAATTTTGATGGCGATGGGATTAGGTTGATGTTTAAGGATACATTAGGATTGATTAGCGAGTATAATGGATATTTAGCTCCAGGGTCAACCACATCAAATTCCTACAAGGACAACGGAAGTACCTATGTCTCTTCGGTTAGAACCAAAGACTTTAACTTTGGCGATCCTTTTGCTGGTAAGTCTGGTAGCCATTTTGAGGTTACCTTTGATGATTCCTTTTCTACTGATACAACTATTGCCATCCAGCGGGATATTGATGTAGGTGATATTGATGTTCAACCTAATATCAATATCTCAAGCACTGCCCTCACTCTTCCTTTCGTACTTCCAGCAGTTCTTCCATCCGCCCTAAAGAAGAGGTTGGCGAGTGATTTGCGAGCTTACGAGAAGTGGCGGTTACTTAATTTCAAGGTTAGTAGCCAAGCAAACAAGATGGCGATTAGGCAGATCATGGCAGCGGCTAACCCCGACACCATCCAGGTCGAGAAGACAATATGACCCCGGTAGAGTACATAGAGAAGAGCGGAGTACCAGAATCTAATTGGCCTACATTTAGGTCTTGGTTTAAGTGGTTCAATGATATCAAATTAGTGGGAGTTGTTAAGGATGGGGAAGAGGTTGTTGGCGTGGCACTTGCAAGGTGTACTAACAGTAAATCACCAGATCATTACGATCACAATGAGTTTGGTGAGAACGTCTTTGTAGACTTGACTGTGACCAGTACAGATGGTATTACTACTGACCGCTCGCGCAACGCGATGCGATGCCTGCTGACGATCCTTTGGGATCGCTTTGGTCCGCGCAGGAGGATCAGCTTCAAACGTAATGGAACTTTTAGGGACTACGATTATATGAATTTTATGCAAAAGGCTTTAGCTTAACATGGGTGGCTCACCATCCATCCCCTCTCCGCCTCCTCCGCCCGATCCAGCGGCGGTAGCGCAGGCTAATGCGGCTGCATATAGGATGAACATTGATACCTATATCGAAAAAGCTCCAGCTATGGCAGAGCTAGAAAACAAACTTCGCGTCCAATATCTACCAGCCCAGCGTGGCTTGGAACGGCAGTTATCAGCCCTAGACCAACAGGCAGGCGTGCAGGCTGGGATGCAGCTAGAACGGCAGTACGGACCACAGAGAACGCTGGAGTCGCTGCGCAGGCAGTATGAGACTAGCCCACAGGCGTATGCCTTGAATCGTGGACTAGGCGATCAAATGACGCGCCAGTTCGAGCGTCTTTACGGGACATCACCTTACGGCTCAGTTGAGCAAAACGTAGCGTTCAACCGCCAGCCAGGGCCAGTTGATTTCTATGGCACGATTGGCACTAATATTGGCAATCCAGAATTAACTCTAGGGACTAAATAATATGGCAGATTTATCAAGGTATCCGCCAAGATACAGAGTTAAAGAAGATGGATCTATTGAAACTCTTAACCTTGGACCAGCTAAAGGACCAGGCGAAAGACAAGTTTATGATCGAGCTATTCCAGATTATCCGTACACAAATTTAGCTGATGCCGAAACCCAATCGAAAATTATTGGGCTACAATCAAATGTCACAAACCTTCAAAATACTTACGAAAAACAATTGGCAGATCTTACTAGCCAAGAAAATACCCGCAACTCTCTTGCCTCACAGATCCAAGCATTAACTTCTGGAGGCGGTTTGGGGATGCAAAATCCTAACGCTGGTCCAGAATTCAACCAAGCCTTGGCTCAACTCTCTGCTGGGCGTAACTACGGATCGTCTGATCTTGGTTCGATGTTAAACTTTCAAGTCTCCGACCAGAACATCGTTGACGATTACAACAACTCAAAGCTATCCCGCCTAAACAGCGTGATTGATCGTGGCAACGCTCAGATTGCTGGCATCAATGAACGGCTTGCTACGGCCAACAAACTTCTTGCCGATCTTCCTGCTGGCGATGCTAGGCGCACATCTTCTGAAGTATTCATTAAGCAACTCAACGATGACTTGAAAAGCGTAACCAGCGCAGTCACAAGCGCGCAAGATATGCAAAAGAATTTCACGCCAATTACTATTGATAGCCCCGAAGGACTAAAGGAGATCACATCGTTTAGATCCTTCGTCCAGCTACCCGAAGAGCGTGCTTCACAACAGCTTTTCCAGATTGACCCAGATTCCTACCGCACTGCGGTTGGCTTGGGTCAGCAGTATCGCCGTATGGCTACTGAGCCAATTGGTGCTACGACCACGCCAGAGACTGAACAAATCCGCAAGACAATTGAGGACGAGGCTCTCAATCAGCTTCGCCTTGGATCGACTATTGGTGCGGAAGAACGGCGTGGTTACGAGCAATCTATCCGTGCCGCACAGACTGCTAGAGGCAACGTCTTTGGCCTTGGACCAGCAGTGCAAGAAGCCTCACAGATCGGTGCTGCTGGCGAAGCCAGAAAGCTTGCACGTTACGGTGCAGCGCAGAGCTTCCTTGGATCTGGTCAAGCGACTGGTGACGCGCTCAAAGCTGATTTAGCGTTCCGTGACGCATTGCGTCAAAACAGACTAGGTGCAGCCGCTAACTTCATTGGTGGCGGACCTTCCATTTACAACCTTGCAGGCCAGCGCACAGCCCAACAGCAGGGCGCGATGCAAAACTACATCCAAGCCAATCAAGCATTGCTTGGTGGGTTTAATCAACAGCCGTCTACGGCGGCTAACTTCTATCAAGCGGTTGACCAGCAGATTCCTGTCCAGCTTACCAATGCGTTTAACCAGCTTTATCGTTCGCAGGCTGATTACGGAGCTAGCACCTACGGCGCGCAGGTTGGGGCGATTTCTAGGCAGTCGAGTGGGGCGCAGAATTTTGCTCAGATTGCTGGAGGTATTGGTAGCCTCCTTAGCCCGCTTAAATTTGGATAAAGGATAATTTATGGACAGAGTATCATACGGACCATTAACGTTATTTGAGAGTGATGCCTATAAGCAGGCAAAGGCTATGCAAGCTGAAAAGCAGAGTCTTGAACTTGAAAAGCTACGGCTTGATATGGCCGAAAAATATAAAGAAAGAGAAATGAATAGCCCAAGCGGAAGGGCTACTATGGCAGCGGATATAGCGGCCACTCTTGAGCAGGATAAACAGAAGGAAATGGGAATACCACTGAGCGAGCAAATGGGTTCAAGAATGGTTGAAAAGGGTGGACCAAGCATTCTTGAGGCCACCAAGATGCAGGGCGAGCTTGATGTCGAGGCAAGAGTAAAACAAGCTAAAAGAGATGCTATGATGAATTTCGCTGCTGGCGAGAAATCTTTGTTGCCTACGGCAAATGTTGATGTCGGAGGCGTAAAACAAACTGTTCTTGCGCCAGAAGTTGGAAAAACAACCGCAGATATTAACCAGCAAATTTTCCAGGCTCAAGTTCCGCAACTTACTAAAGCCTATGTTGCGCAAGGTTACGATCCAGATACTGCCGTGAAAATGGCTGGATCTGATGTAACTAAAAATCTTTTCAAGGCGCAATCAAGTGGTAAGGTTATACTCACATCAAACGATGGTATGAGTACAATTTCCTATACAAACGAACAAGCACAAAGAATGTGGAGAGATCCGTCAACTCCCAAATTTATTAAAACACAATTAAATAACTTCTTCGGAGAGTCTGAAGAACCAGCGGCTGCAAATTGGATTAAAACAAGACTAGGTAGATAACATGGCTGAAGCCCAAGTCCAGGAGCTATCTTCAGCCAATCGTATTAGGCAACTGGCAGGTATGCCAGTAGAAGCAGAACCACCGCCGAAGCCAGAAGAACCTCCAGCGTGGAGTGAAATCAAGGCTTCCGAAGATTACAAGACTCTTACCTATCCAGAGCAAGTTAACTTGGCTCAACAGTGGGGCGCGGAAACTAAGCAGTACGCATCTACGCTTAAAGACTACACGCCAGAGCAGGACGCTGAAATTGATGACTTCGTAAACACGCAGGCGGTGGATGTGCCAACCAATGTAAAGGTTGCGGCTGGTGCAGCGGGGTTGGTTAAAGGATCGGCTTCTGTAATGGGCGGGATTGCTGGAGGATTGGGAGGATTGGCGGTTGGTGGTCCAGTTGGCGCAATTGCTGGGGGTGTGGGTGGCGCAA